GCAGGCGGCGTTGCTCTAAGTCGGGAGTATGAGCTTATTGCTGAGACTTCCAAAGTGAGCAGCGTCGCTCGCGGCACCACTGTGGTGGTGAACTCTGAGAATTACACCTGCAGAGAAAACAGAGCCATTGATGATGGTGTTTTTTCTGTTCTGTTGCTGAGTAAGGACTGATGGCTGACACGCGCCGAGAGCTGATCCTTGCTCGCATTAAAAGCAATCTTGACTCTGCGACTGGAGTCACCGTTTATAGAAGCAGGGTTGAGCCCTTAGCTCGCGGTGAAGTCCCCGCAATCATTGTTGAGCCTGTCTCTGACCAGCCCAGCGAGACCAACGTTTACAACAAGCTGCTTTGGACCCTGCGTGTGCGGGTGACGGTGCTTGTGCGCTCTGGTACGCCTGATGATTCCTCAGATACCTTTTCGCAGCAAGTTCATAATTTGATCATGAATGATGCGACTGCGAATGGATATGCGCTTGATATAACTGCTGATCGCGTCGAATTTAGTTTGTATGAAGCAGATGTTCCTTTGGGTGTCGTTAGTATGGATTATCTGGTCAAATACCGGTCAGACCGTGTTGACCTGACATCGGCCTGAGGATGGCTTGAAAAAGCGTTTGACTTAGACTGGTGCTAGAAACCTTGTCTTTTCGCTGAGGCCTGACTGATGGCAAAGCTAGCCCGCGTGAGGTCTATCCTCGCGAAAATTGAATCTTCTTACGGTACAGATCCAACCCCGACTGGCTCTGCTGACGCCGTTCAGATCTCTCAGCTTGAGATCAGCCCTGCAGAGTCTGAGGTGCTGTCTCGTGACTTGGTTCGTAGCTATCTGGGCAACAGCCCTCAGCTAATTGCAAACACCCGAGTTGTCGTCAACTTCACGGTTGAATACTCCGGCTCTGGTACTGCAGGTACTGCACCTAAGTACGATCCAATTCTGCGTGCTTGTGGCATGAACCCCACAACTGTTGCAGATACGAGCGTCACTTATGCGCCTCGTTCGACCAGCTTTGAGTCTTGCACGATTCACTATGACACTGATGGCATTCGCCACATTGTCACCGGCTGCCGTGGCACCTACACGATCAGCCTGAACGCAAACCAAATTCCAGTCTTCAACTTTTCACTGACTGGTCAGTACAACGCTCCTACTGATACCGCTTCACCGTCTCTGACGTTTAGCAATCAGGCTGATCCTGAAATCTTCAACGACACCAACACGACTTCCTTCACGCTGTTCTCTGCGACAACGTTGGCGCTGCAATCTGCTGAGATTGACATCGGCAACGAGGTTGTTTACCGCGAGCTGGTGAACTCCACCAAGGAAGTGCTGATCACTGACCGTTCGGCAACTGCAAACTTTGTGATTGAAGCTCCGACGCTCTCGACCAAAGACTTCTTTGCTCTTGCTGTTGCAGGTACTTCAGGCAACTTGAGCATCGTTCACGGTGCGACTGCGGGCAACATCATCACCCTGACTGCGCCAACGAGCGGCTTGTCACTTGGCAACCCGACCTACAGCGAAGATCAAGGGCTTGTGATGTTGAACTTGCCTACTACGATGGTGCCTAGTTCGTCGGGCAACGACGAAATCTCACTTGCATTCACCTAATTCATGCCTTTCAAGGTACGCAAGGTTTCTTCTTACGAATGGCCTGTAAAGGTCGATGTTCCTGAAAAGGGCCGTTTCAAGGAAGAAACCTTCACCGCTGTTTTCCGCAAGATTAGTCGGAGCCAGTTCAATTCATTGATTGATGATGGCGATGAGGTGCTTGTGGATCACATCTTGATGGGATGGAAAGGGATCGTTGATGATGATGGCGATGAGATCGAGTTTTGCGACGACATCAAAGCTGCTCTCGTTGACGATCCCCATTTTCTTCGTGGTCTGATCACTGCTTTCTCTGAAAGCTTGGTTGGAGCCCAAGCAAAAAACTAGAAGACGCCGCTCGTCATTGGTGCGAAGGCAGCGGCGTTTTTGAGGAAAGCACGCAGGACTTGATGGAGCAGGGTATGGACCCTGGCGAAATCAATGCAATGCGTAAGGCCAAGAAGGTCGAATATTTTGGGGTCTGGGAAGACAACTGGGAAATTGTCCAAATGTTTCTCAGGCTTCAGACACAGTGGCGCATGAGCATGGCTGGCGTTGTTGGCCTTGACTATGCATCACTAGATTGGCTTTGTAGACTGTATTCAGTCAAGGATCCTGTCAATCTCTTTGAGGGGTTGCAGGTCATGGAGCACACCGCTCTGTCCTGCTTTAACAAGAAGAACTGATGGCTGCTGTCACTACCGAGCTAAAGGTTCTTGTCCGTGCCGTAGGCAAGAATGATCTTGATAAGATCAGCGCCTCACTGACGAAGCTTGGCAAGACAGCAAGCAGTGCAGTCAATCCGAAAGTTAAGCAGAGCGTTGGTGAGCTGAAAAAGCTCAGTGATCAGTCTGTAAAGACAAGAGCAAATATTCAGGGTTTTAGCAACGCATTTAGGGATCTAGCTAACAACCTTGAATTTGGGTCCAGTGAATTCAAACAGGCGACTGCAGAGGCTGCAGCGCTTGATGCACAGCTCAAGAAGTTAGAAACACGCAAGCCACCAACTGCTGCCCAGCGTCTGCGTAGAGGTGCCCAGACTGCTGGTGCTATTGCTGCTGGTGGTGTCTTTGGTGGGCCTGAGGGCGCGATTGGCGCAGGTATTGGTGGCATCGTTGGTGGCCCTGCAGGTGCGGCTGTTGGTGCTGCACTTGGCGCACAAGTAGGCCAACTCAGGCAAGCTTTAGGAGCAACTGCGGATTATGCAGCCAATCTTGCCAAGCTACGCATTGCACTAAAAGGTGTAAGCGGAAGTCAGCAAGAATTTGCTGATGGCCTTACGTTCATCCAAAAAACGACAGAAGACTTTGCAATCCCCCAAGAAATAATTACTAGGCAATTCACTAAATTGCAGGCCTCTGTGGCTGGTGCTGGCGGCAATCTTGAAGATACTAAGACTGCCTTTAATGGAATTGTTGCTGCCGTAAGAGCTACCGGTGGCTCGCTTTCTGATGTCGATGCGGCCCTTACCGCAACTGCTCAGGTATTTAGTAAAGGCAAGGTATCTGCAGAAGAACTGCGCCAACAAATTGGTGAGCGTTTGCCAGGTGCCTTTACGCTCTTCGCCGAGTCAATGGAGTTGACACCGGCAGAACTAGATAAGGCCCTTGAGGGAGGCAAGGTTTCTCTTCAAGACTTCCAAAAATTCGCTGAAGAATTGTTTGAACGATATGGAGATACAGCTCAAGAAATTGCTGATAGCCCTGATGCTGCCGGTGATCGCTTAAAAGTTGTCCTTGAAAGGCTAAATGAGAACATTGGTACGCTGCTCAAGCCTATTGGCGCAGCATTTCAAGTCACGTTTACCAACATCATTGAATTCATTGATGCAGCAACGGCTCGCTTGAATTTGTTCTTAGAGCTTGGTGCTCAAGGCACCCGAAACAAGGTAAAAAGGCTTTCAGAGGACATTAATAGGCTGCTGAAAAAGCAAGAAGAGCGGAAGCCATTGATAGCTGCAGGGCTTATACGTCCAAGTGATATAAGAGAAGTAGAGCAGCAGCTTGAGGCCAAAAGACAACAGCTTCAAACTGCACAAGCTGTTTTGAGAGATTTGACTGGCTTTGGTGCTGCATCTGAAGTAAAGCAGTCAGAGTTGCCAGGCATTGATGAAGATCAAAGTAAAGGCCGTGCTAGTCGTGAGCGCAAGGACATATCTGAAGAGCTGCTGCGATTAGGTCGCGAATTGAATGAAGCTAGGCTCACTGGTAATAAGTTTTTGATTGTTACAAAACAGCTTAAATTTGATATACAAAAAATTACTGAAAGCGATTTATTGCCAAATCAAAAAGCACTTGCGTTAGAGGAAGCAAGCGTTAAGGCCAATGAAAGAATATTGAATCTTATGAGTGGTAAGCCTGCCAAGGTGAAGGAATTGACAGATGAGCTTACTGAAACAGAAAAGTTGTTTGAGTCAATCAAAGATACAGTTGCCACTGGTTTGGCTAATGCTATTCAAGGCTTGATTGATGGGACGAAGAGTCTTGGTGAATCCTTGTCAGGAATTCTGAAACAGCTTGGGGGTATGTTCTTGCAGTTTGGGATGAAAAGCCTTGTGGGCTCTCTCTTCGCTGATGGTGGCGTCGTTGCCAATAACAAGATCGTGCCTTTTGCCTATGGCGGCGTAGTAAACAAGCCAACACTGTTCCCAATGGCGAACGGTGCTGGCCTGATGGGAGAGGCTGGTCCCGAAGCGATTATGCCATTGCGCCGTACTGCTAGCGGTCGCCTTGGTGTTGAGTCTTCAGGCGGTGTCGGTAACGTAGTAGTGAACGTTGACGCGACTGGCAGCAGTGTGCAAGGTGATCAACCAGATGCTGAGCAGCTTGGCAGGGCTATTGGTCAGGCAGTTCAAGCTGAGTTGATCAAGCAAAAACGGCCTGGAGGACTTCTTACGCGCTGATGGCTACTTTTCCAGACATTGCTCCAAACTTCGGAGCCACAAAAGCAAGTGAACCAAGTGTTCGGAATGTCCGCTTTGGAGACGGATACAGCAGCCGCTTGCGCTATGGGTTGAATACTGACGCAAAGGTCTGGAATTTGACTTGGGAGCACATCAGCGAGGCTGATTCCGACACGATCGAAACGTTCCTTGAGGCTCGCGGTGGTGCTGAAAGCTTTGATTGGTCTCCTCCTGATGAGACAGATACTTACAAATGGGTTTGCCAACAATGGGCAAAACGAATGACTGCTGCAGGGTTGAATTCATTGACAGCGACGTTCCAGCAAGTATTTGAGCCATGAGCATTATTTTTGAAGAGCTACTCAACTCCAGCCCGTTTGCCATCATCGAGCTGTATGAGTTGGAAACGTTCGCCAAAATTCATGGCGCGGCCAATAACTATTACTTTTTTGCTGGCTACAACAAACAAGACACACCAGCCGAGATTGTTTTCAACGGCAACACTTATTTGGCCTTACCGATTGAGGCAGATGGCTTTGAGTACAAGGGTGATGGTGGCTTGCCACGGCCAACTGTTCGCATTGCCAACCTTGAGGGCAACATCAGTGCGATTCTGCTTGGCATCAATGAGTTTAATTTTGGCAATGACCTTATCGGCGCAAGGTTCACTCGTGTTCGCACGTTGAGCCGTTTTCTTGATGGCAGCAACTGGGAAAGCGGCACCAACCCTTATGGCACGCCAAACCCCAGCGAGACCATGCCTAGCGAGATTTATTACGTTGACCGCAAGGTTGCTGAAAACAGAGACTTTGTTGAGTTTGAGCTTGTCAGTTCTTTTGACATGGCTGGCGTTCGTGCGCCAAAACGTCAGGCGTTGTCAAACCTTTGCCAGTGGGAATACAAGTCAAAGGAATGCGGCTACACCGGCAGCGACAAGTTCAATGAGGATGACACTGTCATCACTACCGCAGCAGCTCCTGGTTACACCTACACGTCAGGCGCTGATGTCTTGTCGAGCGGTGTTTTCTTGCAGGAAAATGAGGAGCTGGTCTCGTCTAACGGTTGGTTCAGACTGGTTTTACAGAGAGATGGCAACTTAGTGATTTATCAGAAGCCACCGAGCAACGAAAAGTCAATATGGGCTACAAACACGATTGATAGCCCTAGCGGCGGTGGGAACTATCAGTTGAGGATGGCGACTAACGGCAACTTGCCAATCGACCGCAACGACAATGTTGGGGAGTTTGTTTGGAATCCTGGCCTTAAAAAGATTGGGGACGTAAAGACTGGCACCAGTGGTGTGACGTTCCAAAACTGGACGCCTCTTGATGTCTATGGCGGGCGCCCTGGTGCGTTTGGCTATCAAATCGTTGTTCTCAATAACGGTGGCTCAGCGCCTACAGCGGCGGGACAAACAAGCGCGGCTTACAGCGTTACGTTTACCGAAAGCAACCACAAGCTTTATGGAAGCGGAAATGGACTTGGCACTCAAACCAGAACGTTGACGATTGAATTCACCTTCACCTCTGGCGCGTTATCTGCCACGCACTACAGCGGACAAAGCTTTTCGTGGAACACCATTGCCTCTGCAAACGTCACCGGATCAACCGGCTTGTGGCAAGACGGTGAAACGTTTGTTGCAGGCTTAGACATCAGCTCAAGCAATCCATTCCGCAACAATCCAGTCGGAACGCTCAGCACAGTTGGGGCGGCCTATGCGATCACTAGCGACAACTGGGATGGCGTCTATCAGCTCAAACTTAGAACTGATGGGCGCATCCAAATTCAAAACTCTGCGGGGAACCGCGTGATTTGGCGGTCAGACAACGGGGCAGTGACAACAGAGCCAACTGTTGATGTCGCGACTGCTGCGCCTGATCAGGACGTGTGCGGCAAACGTCTTGGCAGTTGCAGAAAACGTTTTCCTAATGGTGATGCCCACGGAGGATTGCCATTTGGATCATTCCCTGGTGTTGGAACGGTTCGTTAATGCTTGATTGGCAGCAAGCTGCGCTTGAGCACGCAAAACAGCAGGCACCGCGTGAGTCATGCGGTTTGCTTGTCGTCGTCAAAGGCCGCCAGCGTTATTGGCCGTGCAAAAACGTTTCTACGGAAGATGACTTTTTCATCCTTGATCCGTTTGACTATGCAGCGGCGGAAGATGCTGGGACGGTTCTTGCCATTGTTCACAGTCACCCCAAAACGCCTGCAGTTGCCAGCGAAGCGGACAAGATGGCGTGCGAGCAGTTTGGGCTCCCTTGGCACATCGTCAGTTTGCTGAACAACAGTTGGTGTGAAATCAAGCCGTCAGGCTATGAAGCACCGTTGGTCGGCAGGCAATGGACATGGGGCGTATCTGACTGTTGGACATTGGTTCGTGATTACTACCGCCGAAAAATGGGCATAAAGCTGCGTGACTGGCAGCGTCCGGCAAGTGCAGAAGCTTTTCGTCGTTCGCCTTTGTTTGAGCAATGCCTCGCGGAGACTGGGTTTGTGGACACCGGATCGACAGAACCGCAGAACGGTGATGCGCTGTTGATGAGTCTCGATGGATCGCCTGGGCTCAATCATGTGGCGGTCTATATCGGTGATCAGCGGATTTTGCACCAACTGCAAGGCCGCTTGTCATCTCGTGATTTGTTTGATGGGTATTGGCAGAAAGTCACCGGTAGAATTGTTAGGTATAGCGGCTGACGGCAGATGCTCCGCACGGTCAAGGTTTACGGGCACTTGGCAGAGCACTGCGGTCAGAGCGTGTTTGAGGCAGTGGT